GACAGTTTTGTTTTCGACGCTGTAAGAAAAACAGTAAGGTTAAGAGAGCTAGACTGGACCTCAAATATGATTACAGGGGAAGGTCATCCTCTAATTAACAGTAGATGGGGTGCATTTCTTGACCATTTAAAGGGCAAACGTAAAGAAACTGGAAAAAGTTTAAAAACTGACCTTGTTGTTGAAAGAAATGAGTTGTATTGGAGAGGTTAACCTAGATAAGGTTTAAATTTTTCATAGATTCTACCGTGCCTTCCTTCCTCGTCACTCCAATGTGCTGCGGCAAGGTCATAAATCCATTGTTCTCTTGGAAAAAAACTTGGAGTTTCTAAATCCTTAAGTGTTTTGTTAGCAACATCCCATGCTACACAACTTTTATCGTCAACAAAAATAGGAATTCCTTCGCATATTGCTGCGACAGCACTTGAACTGTTAAAAAACACAGCACAATGAGCTCCTTGCAAACTATCTACTAAAGAAATTTCTGCAGAGTTCATTACAGAAATATTTTTTCCTATAAATTTAGAAAAATCTTGAGGTTTTCCAGGGTGGGGTCTAATAACAATGGGCCTATCTGAATACTGACGTATTTCTTGAACCTTATTTTTTAACCATTCCATAGGATTTAGATTTTTCATACTAAATCCTCCGTCTCTTTGCATACAAATTAAGATATATCTATTATTAATCTTCCAATCTTTTAAAGTCAGTCCTAAAGTTTGACTTATTAAGTTCCATTTTGCAGAATCTGAATTTTTATTAGCATATTCTGCTTGATCGTAAAATGGACCATCTAGACTGTAGCGCAAAAACCTATTATAAGGGTCAGCGTACTTCCAGCAGCCAGCATCGATACACATTGTACGTCCGCCGTGTAGCGGTTGTTGCTGAACTACCTTTTGTCTAAGCATTATATTAGGTGTTGTTTTTTCTTGTGACACCCATCCTAGTATAACTGCAAGCCTACTTGGTTCGTATCTATACTTTGTTTCAAAATTTGTAATAGCACCGCATCTTAATGCACCTTCTCCAAAACTTTTTAAGGTGTTTTCTTTTTGAGGATGCTTATGTAAATTTAAAACACTGCTTAGATAAACTGTGACATCAGTCTTCATTTAAAATCCGCCATGCAGTGCCGTCACGCATTTCTGCTTCAGTAAATTGACAATAAGCCAAATGAGATAAAAATCTATAAACTTCGTCTTGAGTTGGTACATAAGGATTTTCAATTAAAGACAAATCTTTATAACAAATATGTTGTGCAGCATTAGGTCCTAAAGTAAAAGCAGGTTTTCCGTATATTATAGATTCAACTGCTGCTATACTATTAAAAGTTACTAAACAATGTACATCCCTATCTAATGCCATTTCCATAGTATCTGTTGACATTCTAACCGATCTACTTTGTTTTTCTCTAATAACAACAGGTCTATCTGTATACTTTTTAATTATTTCTGTGGTTTCTTTAATCCAGTCTGCTAAATTTAATCCAAAAGTCACCATAGCTTTTTCACTAGGAGGGCATAATAAAATATTTCTACCAGAAGTAAACTTTTTAAATCTCCAGTTAGTCATTTCTAAACGATCCGATGGTCTATCTTTAATCGAGCCTAAATATTGCATATCGTTTTTAGTAATTCTATGAAATAATTTTTTTCTCGCATTTCCAAAATAGCCAGTATCTATAAAGTAAAAATCACGACCATTTTCTCTACAAGCCGCCATTTGTTTACGCTTAGTGATTCCTCTTAACACTATAGGTGTTTTGGAAGTTTCTGTTCTTTCCCAGTTAGTAATTTGGCCTCCGCAGCCTAAAACAAAACTTTGTATAATCGGATCCACAACTTGCCCCTTTTTGTTTAATTTTTGTTCGTCTAATTCTGATTCTATAGCAACAACTTTATTTGTATTAATATCTTTTAAATTTTCTACTAATTTTTCAAATGTTATTTTAAAAATTGAACCTTCAGAATCTACACGATATTTTAATAAGTTTTCTAAAAAATTTTTCATATCTGGAGCTATGTGTTCTAATGAATTTAGCGGCGGTGGAGTTTTAACGGTGGACAAATATTCGTGTTTTTCTTCAATCCAGTTTCCTCCGTATTCGCATTTGACATAATTTGGAAACCAAGGTCCGCCTTCAGTATAATGAATTGCAGAAGGTCTGCCATCTTTAGGTTCTTTGTACCAATTTACTAACCAATTCCATTGAAGTGGTAAATTTCCTATAAATTTGTCCCCTAACCATAAGAATCTATGCAAATATGCTCCTGTAGAAGAATTAACTAAATCTGGAGTTAATTTCTTCATTTCAGGATGTTCGCAGTTGAATACCATTAGCGAACTCCAATTTTTTCTTGGATATATGTGTTGTACCTGACCATCCATTTTAACTAAATTCGTAGGTTGATATTCATGTTTAACAAGAGACACTGCATGATCCTGATGTTCTTGTGCTAATCTAAAGAGTTTAATAACATCATCTACGAAAAGAAAATCACAATCTACAAATATTGCCCATCCTTTGTAACCCATTAAATGAGGAATTAAAAATCTTGTAAAGGTAAATTCAGTCGAGCTCATTGGATCAGGTGCTCTATTATAGATACCTTTAGCTTTCATATCTTCTATTTTTAATGGTACAATTTCTATGTCTGCGTCGGTTCTTTTTAAAATAGAATGTCTACAAACTTGATAGGCTATATCTTCTCTACTGTCCCATCCTACAAATATTTTCATTTTCTCTCTATGTCCTCTTCTACACAATTAGTGCCGTATTGTATTTCAACAATCTTTAAAGGTTCGTCTCCAGGATTACAAATTTGATGCCACTCTGATTTTTTAATATGCAAACTTTGATGTTTTCTGAATACACCTACTAATTCTTGATCTGTACTTTTGTTTATAGTATATATTTCTGCTTTTCCTTGAGTAATGAACCAGTGTTCTGCTCTAAGGTCATGCTTTTGCATACTTAAACATTGGCCAGGGTTTACTGTTAGTTCTTTTACTTTAACTTCTTTTTCTTGTTCATGTAAAACTCGATAATATCCCCATGGCCTTTCAGTTTTAGGATATTTCCATTCTTCTAAAATCCAACTACTAGAATTCTTTTTATCTTTGCCGCCGACACCAAATTCAAACTCTAGGTTATCATCCATGATGTCCATTTCTGGAATATTTGATTTTGTGCGATCGCCGCCATTAGCAAATATAATTTTGTCACTAGGGTAATTTAATCTAACTTTTCTTATGGCATCTTTCGCAGAGTTATCGCCATCATTAAATTGAACTATACCATCTACAAATTTTAGATTTTTTATTATAATTGCCCTGTCCTCATAGGACATAAATGGTCGGCCTTTTTTCCTTGTAAGCCAATCATCACTATTGACGCCTACTACAAGTATGTCGCCTAACTTCTTAGCTGCTTCAAAATATGCAATGTGTCCGGAATGTAAAGGATCAAATCCGCCGGTAACTAATACGATTTTCATGATGATATTTATGTACGCGGTTATTCAATAATTAAAATTATCGGGTATTCTGTCTATTTTTCGCTTTATATGATGATGTATATCTTTTAAATGAAACCAAGGATCGCCTCTTTCAATTTCCTCTTCTGTCCATTGGCAATATGCTAGATTATATAACCATTGATTCCTATCAAAATATTCTGGATTTTCTAAATTTTTTAAATTTTTATTACTACATTCCCATGCCATAGAACTAGGGTGTAAACTAAATGTCGGAATGCCTTCGCATATTGATTCAGTTAAAGCATTACTATTCCAGCCAACTACAGCCCATGCGTTTTTAAAATCTTCGTATAATCCAGCTCCGCCATCGAGCCTATTGTCGGATCTCTCGTTTAGATTTTCACTAAAGCATGTTTGGCTCAAATCTACGTGTTTAAGAATTTCTTTTTGTGCATCTATTCTTAAAGGATGCATTCTTAATATTATTGGTCTGTCTGTAAAAGAACGTATATTGTTCAACGTTTCTTGTAAAAAATTTTGATATGTTGAGTATTCTCTTAACATATCTCGATTACTTGTGTCTCCAGGACGTTGCATCAAAAAAAGTATGTAATTGCCATTTTTTTTCCAATCTTTTATTTCAATATTTTGTTCGTTTTGTAATCGCAACCACCGATCCGACGGGCAATCAGAATTATTATAGTTTCCTTCATTTCTAAAATAGCTTAACCAACTCCATCTATGATAGGCCGATGGATGATTGTAGTTTTTTAAATTTCTTCTAAAAACAGCTGATTCTGTAACTAGCCAAGGTTTACGACTGTGTTTAATAAAATCGTATTGTTGATCTAATTTTTTATCTTTAGAATCAATATTTGTCTGTACAAATATATCAGCTTTTGAAATTGTTTTTTTGTCTTCCCAATCTGTGACAATAAAATTTTTTAGTTTAGGTAAAGGATGTGGGGGTCTGTAGGATCCTTTAATTCCTACTACTAAAAGATCGTCATTCATTTTCTGGATTAATTTGTGTTTTAAGTTTTTCGTAAAATTCTATATTTCTTCTTCTACAAATAGAGAGAAATTCTTTGTTTGCAGAAAACGTTTTAATATTAGTAAAAAATTTATTCGAAGTTTTAACATAAGGAATAGGTAATAAATGTATTCTAGGATCAATATCATCCAATACAAGAACCTTTTTATTCAATAGCATAGACCAATAAGCTCCGTAGTAACTATTTGTTACAATTACTTCGCTTTGTTTAATTAAATTACATAAATCTTTAAATTTTAAATCATCGGTTATTGTTGCAATTGGAGGCGGTTTTTTTATTTTTTTCTTTTTATCATATATGGCTAAAATACTATTTGAAGTTTTTACCGGAGAATCATTGAAGTATTCATGCATACAACTTACACAGGGCACCCACGTATTAGATCCAAAATTTTCTCTAAACGAGATTAACTCCACTTTATCAAGAACCGAATAGTATTCTATAGGATTATGTATAACTTGATCAAATCTTCCGTTCCAAATAGTTACTGATCTGTATTGATAATTGGTAAATTCTTCTAATTTAATTTGTGTTTTTTCAGCATCTAAAGAAATATTGCCTGACAAAATAATGTGACCGCCGTGCAATCCTCCTTTAATTCTATTTTTTAATCCTTCGAGTTTGATATATTCAGCATCTTCAATATGATTAAAATAAGAAAAAGGATTAGTCAGTTCAACTAAATTCTCTTGATCTTCTAAATGAATATGAAAAATCTGGTTAGTAACTTTTTCTTCTTCAATTTGATTATAGACAGTTTTATTAAAATGTTTTACATAAGATTCGACATAAGGAGTTTGTATTTTTTGTTCTCCTTTTAATGTTAGGAAAATAGAATTTTTTGTAGCTTTTCCTATACTCATCCAATCGCTATTTAGAGATCCAAATTTAAATTCTAAATTTAAATCTTGTAAAACATCCTGATCTCTTCCTATATGCCAAAAATCCTCATCGTCGGCATAAATTTCTTCTACTAGTCGTGATCTAAACTGATTAGTACCATAAGTTACTAAACCAGCTAACCATCTTAAAGATTTTGGATGTTGTAAAACAGAGACTCTTGTAGCTATAGATTCAAATTCATCTTCTGTAAAAGATTTAAGACAAACAGTGTCGCAGTCCATAGACATTACTAGCTCATCGCTTTTAAATAGTCTCGGAACTACAATAAATCTTACGCACTGTAAATAAGATATTCGATGAGTTTCTGATAAAAAGTCTTTTTCTTCTGTAGTGTAATTAACACCTGGTATCTTATACAAATCGACAGGATTAACTACATGACAATGTAAATTAATCCAGGGAATATTTTTTTGTAGACTTTCTAAGCAACTTATTGCCCACTCATCGTAATAATTCTGATCGCATCCAATTAAAATGTTATAACGTGGCATCTTCCATTCCAGCAACTCTAAGTTTAATTATATTACTTAGTTGCCATTGTTTGATGTCAAGTGCTTTTGTGATGCCTAACCATTTATTTCTAAGTAGGGCAAATTCATTTATGATTTTTTCAAAATCAATTACATCTGATTCGCCTTCTACATATTTTTCACAATCTCTGCTACTTAACGCTCGTTGATAATTTTCAAGATACTTGCGAAAATGCTGACTTTTTAATCGTCGAAGCTCTATGTTAAGATATTCTAGTACTGCTTCGATTTCTTGAAGTTGATTATATCTTAATTCCACGATGCCTGGCATACTGGCAGCTGCCTTTTCAATATTTCCCGCTATGCGGCTATCACTTTTTGCTGCCTGTAATTCGGCTTCAAAATATGCTATAGCATCTGGAATATAAGATATATCTTTACTGACTTTAGAATACCACATTATCTGTCTTCGTCATAGTCCCAGTTATCTTCGTCATAATCATCTTCGTCGTCCTCGTCGTCTAAGTAATATTCGATAGCTTCATCTAACACATCGTCGTGACCACTAGCAGAGGAAAGAATTTTGTCACTAATTCCGTGATCTGCTAATAAGTCAACATATCTTTCTGCTACTAAATCTAATGCTTTTTTATCAATATATTCTTTAAACAACATCCAGATATCGGCGATTTGATTTTCATTCATTTTCGATTAACTCCTCTTGTTCGACAGGTTTAAAGTGAGCGAAATCTTGCATTAATTTATCTAAACACCCTTCCTCATTACGCTCCCATTCCTTTCGATAATATTTAATAATTTCTGCATCTTTTGTAGTAAACGATAATCTATTACCATCTTTTTTAAGCATACCTTTACCCTCGGCAAGATCAACTAACCCGCTGTAAGGGTTCATACCAGTTTCGTACGGAATCTTGACTTGCACACTTTCGAAAGGCTTGGCATAACGTGTTTTCATAATTTTACAAGCAGCACGAATACCACGAACTTCGCTAATTTTATTGCCGTCATCATCTTCTTTTAGTTTTAATTTTTTCATAGCGACAACAATACTGCTTGCATAAACGAACCCTTGTCCGCCGCTAATTTTGTCGTCTGGATCAAACATATCTTGGCTTGCATATGTATGATTAGTAGCGATAAGCCCGACATTATGACTTCCGAACATGTTTACACAATTTCTAACTAGTGCTGTTAGAGCTTTAGGTTTACGGCCCATATCTCCTTTTAGGTCTCCGGCTTCGAACTGATTAACATCAGTAGGGGTCAGCAACATACCTAAACTATCAATAACGAAAAGAACTTTAGGACGATCTTCCATGGTCTTATATTCTTTCATAAATTCATTAATAGTTTTAGCAACATCATCGATCATTGCCATGTTGAGTTTAAGAAGCTTATCTTCATCAGTGTTGACCCCCAATGCTTTAAGCCAATCTTCATCTAGTGCATTTTCGCTATCAATT